GGTGATCAAGTTGCGAGTATTTTGCAATATGATTTAGAGTACCAAAATCTCCTCATGTGCTCTATGAGAGGTAGAGCAGGTCAAATTGTAGGACAAGGATTCTCTGGTAAGAAAACTCAATTGGGAGTTAAGATGTCCAAGACTGTAAAAAAAGTTGGATCACTTAATCTCAAGACTCTTATCGAAGAAAACAAAGTTATCTTTAATGATTATGAAATTATTTCCGAATTAACAACATTTATATCCAAACATAATTCATTTGAGGCTGAAGAAGGTTGTAATGATGACCTTGCTATGTGTCTTGTCATTTATGCCTGGTTAGTCCAGATGGATTACTTTAAAGAACTAACAGATCAGGATGTTAGAAAAAGATTGTATGAGGAACAAAAAAATCAAATTGAACAGGACATGGCACCATTTGGATTCTTAAATGATGGATTGGGTGAAGATAGTTTTGTTGATGCTCAGGGTGATCGTTGGTCCAATGCTTCCGTTGGTGAATATGGTGACATGTCTTATATGTGGGATTATCGGTAATGGATTTAGATGGGCAAATAAAACTTGGACATTTACTTCTACAAGATAGAACATGCCGCAGTTGCGGTCTTAGTAAAAATTTAATTGATGGGTTTTACAGAACAAGAAAGGATAGAGGTGCTGTTGTATCATCATATTCTTACGAATGCAAAGATTGTACAATAAAAAGAATACTTAAAAATAAAAAATGCAAGAATGATTGGATATATCCGGATTGGTAATTCACGTCTCGTTTCCCCTGTGAAAAGTTAGTTATTAATAAATATTTGAAGATAAACTGAGACCACGGAGAATCAAAACATGGCGACTCCTCAATTATCTCCTGGAGTTCTGATAAGGGAGGTTGACCTAACAGTAGGAAGAGCTGATAATGTACTAGATAACATTGGTGCCATTGCTGCACCTTTTGAAATTGGACCTGTTGAAGAAGTCACGAACATTCCAACCGAGCAAGATTTACTCAATGTATTTGGGGAACCCAAGTCATCTGATGCCCATTATGAATACTGGATGAGCGCATCGTCCTACCTTTCATATGGTGGAGTTCTTAAGGTTGTTAGAGCAGACGATGCCGATTTAAAAAATGCTAATGCTGGTGTAGGAGTTGCAAACACAACTACACTGAAAATTAAAAATTACGACGATTATAGTAATAATTACGATACTGCAACTGACTTTACATATGCTGCTAAGAATCCAGGTTCTTGGTCGAATAACTTGAAGGTTTGCTATATCGATGATTTTGCAGACCAAACTTTGGGAATTACCACCACCAATCTTGCGGGACTTGGTGCAACAGTTGGTATGGGTATTACCGCAGCGGTTACTGGAGTTCTTCCTGGCGCAGGAACAACCGCAGTATTTACCGGATATGTAAAAGGTATTATCACTGGAGCAACTAACGATACTGGTGGTGCTAGTAAACTTGATGTCAAGATTGTTTCTAGAGTTTCCTCTGCTGGAGTAGAAACTGAGATCGATTATGCAGAAGGAGATGGATTCTCATCTTTCGATACTTCAGATTCGGTCTTCTTTACCTCTGATGTTGGTGGCGTTAGTGCTGCACATACACCCACAACTGCAGTTGACTGGTATGATCAGCAGACTTTAGGTCTTACAAACTCTACGGTATATTGGAGCACAATTGCACCAAAACCAGGAACTAGCGTTTATGTAAGTGATAGACAAGGCAAAAACGATCAACTTCATATTGCGGTTGTTGATGACACTGGAGATGTAACTGGTATTAAGGGAAATGTCCTTGAGAAGCACATTGATCTATCTAAGGCAAGCGATACAGTTTCTAATGTAAACGCACCTCAGAAAACATACTTTAAAGATTATCTTCGCGATCTTTCTGCTAACATCTATGCGGGTAAAGATCCTTTGGCAGCAGCAGATGCTTTCCATGGCACAACACCTGTTGCAACTGGATTTACAGCATATACTGGAGTCAAGGCAGCATCTTTTACCAAGGATAATGCTTCAACAAACCAGTCTGGAACTATCGCACAGGATAAGCAATTCCTTGCTATTGGTAATAAAACTTACACTTTCTTAGGCGGTAACGATTATCAAAGTTCTGGTGGAGATGGTTACAAGGCAGAATTATCAAACCTAATTACTGCATACGGATTGTTTGCTAATAAAGATGAAGTCGAAGTAGACTTCTTTATTATGGGTCCTGGTTGTGCTACAGAAGCGCAATCACAAGCAAAAGCAAATTACATTATCTCTCTTGCGGAAGCAAGAAAGGATTGTATGGCAACTATTGGTGCTCATAGAACTAATCTGGTTGCTGCTGCTGGTGGAGGAATTCTAACCGCAGAGACTCAAACATTAAATCTAGTCAATTACTTTGGTCCTCTGTCATCTTCGTCTTATGCGACGTTCGATTCTGGATACAAGTACACCTTCGATAGATTTAATAATAAGTTCGTCTACATCCCAACCAACGCTGATGTTGCTGGAATGATGGCAAGAACGGGACTTCTCGCTTTCCCTTGGTTCTCACCAGCAGGTCAGCAAAGAGGTGTACTGAACAATGCTGTCAAACTTGCTTACAATCCAAGCAAGTCACAAAGAGATCGTCTCTATCCTAAGAGAATCAACTCCTTCATCACTTCACCTGGTGCCGGAACATTCCTCTTCGGAGATAAAACTGCTCTTGGTTATCAATCTGCATTTGATAGAATTAACGTTCGTCGTTTGTTCCTCACCATTGAGCAATCGCTTGAGAGAGCAGCACAGGCTCAACTCTTTGAACTGAACGATGACCTGACCAGAGCGAACTTCAGAAACATCGTTGATCCATACCTCCGTGATGTTCAAGCGAAGAGAGGACTCATTGACTACCTCGTCATTTGTGACGAGAGTAATAATACTCCTGACGTGATCGATAACAATGAGTTTAGAGCAGACATCTTCCTGAAGCCTGCCAAGTCTATTAACTTTATCACCCTTACTTTCGTAGCAACGCGAACAGGCGTTTCTTTCTCGGAAGTAGCAGGTAGAGTTTGATCATTAATCATAAAATAACGGAGGATTTCTAAAAATGTCAACTTTACGCACACTTTCAAAATTTCAGAGCAAATTACAGGGCGGTGGTGCAAGGCCCAATCTATTTGAGGTTCAAATTCCCAAACTACCAGATGCTGCTATGGATTCAACCCCAGGAGCAATTTGGGATTCTGAAGAGCAAGAAGATTTTACTATTATGTGTAAGGGAGCCCAACTCCCTGCATCGACTATTGCATCTATCGATGTTCCCTTCAGAGGTCGTATTCTGAAGGTTGCTGGAGATAGAACTATTGAAAACTGGACTGTGACAGTTATTAATGATGAAAACTTTAATATTAGAAATGCGATGGAAGCATGGATGAATGCAATTGCCAGACTCAGTAATAATACTGGTGCGGTAAATCCAGGTTCATACATGTGTGATGCTTATGTTTATCAACTTGGAAGAGGTTACTCATCCGGTAGATTTAGTAAAGCAAATTCTGGTACTGATGATGGAGAATCGATAACTCCTTTGAAATCATTCAAATTCTTGGATATTTTTCCAGTTTCTGTTTCTGCAATCGACCTTTCTTATGATTCAGGTGATACTATTGAAGAGTTTACTGTAGAATTTGCAGTTCAATCTTTTGAATCTCTTTCTGATGACGCAACTGGCGTTGCGCTGAACTAATAAATAGAAGAGATAAAGTTCCAATATAATAATGTCAAAATTGTTTGGGTTCTCGATAGAGGACAACGAACCACTCTCACCGTCAGCGGTCTCCCCCGTTCCTCCTAATAATGAGGACGGGGTTGATCACTACTTGAGTAGTGGTTTTTTTGGTTCCTATGTAGATATTGAAGGTGTTTATAAGAATGAAAATGAGTTAATTAGAAGATATCGTGAGATGGCACTCCATCCAGAGTGCGATAGTGCGATTGAAGATATTGTAAATGAAGCAGTTGTTTCAGACTCTAATGATAGTCCTGTAGAAATTGAGTTATCTAATC